ACAACGCAACCGGAGCAGCAAGATGAACACCGCCGAACTTGACAAGGTACTCGACGAAATCAACGAAGTGATTGAAGGCCGTCGCGGCTGGGTTTCGCTGACCAAGGCCCGCGCCAAGCTGATCGGCATCAGCCACGACCTGCTGCTCGGCTGCGCTAAGGCCTACCAGCTCAAGGTCGCCCAGCACGGGCGCATGGGCTGGTCGGCCAGCCGGCCGGCCTGAGACGGTGCCAGCGGCCTGCCCCAGCGGCAGGCCAGTGTCACCCCGACACGCAACAGGAGCCCGATGTGAACCCTCGCAACGACCGCCGAGTCCGCCGCTACACCTTCGGCTCTCTGACGTTCACCGTGACCGGCCTGGGCCTCTTCCTCGGCTGCGACAAGCTCAACGAACTCATTGCCAAGCTGTCGCCCGCGGAGATCAAGCAAGCGAACCGCGAGGCCTGGCGCCAGCGCAACAGCGCCACGCGCGTTGCCAACCGCCAGTCCAACGTCTCGATCTACGGCTGGAACGACGCCCGCGACCAGCTCATCGAGGTAGCCACGGTCGTGTGCCGCGAGACGTGGAAGCGTCTGCCGCGCAACTGAGCCACGACTGCTCGCCGCTGTCACCCCAACCCGAACCTAAACGAGGAACCCACCATGGCCATCAAGCTTCGCGGCGACGTGTACTGGATCGACGTCCAGATCAACGGCGTGCGCATCCGGGAGTCGCTCAAGACCGGCGACAAGAAGGAAGCCGAGCGGTTGCACGACGTGCGCCGGGCCGAGCTCTGGAACGGGCGCGTGCTCAAGGCCAAGCCCAAGAAGACCTTTGCCGAGGCCTGCGAGCGTTGGTTCCGCGAGCGCGCACACAAGCGCTCGATCCACGAGGACAAGGACAAGGCCAAGTACTTCCTGCCCAAGCTCGGCCAGCGCCAGCTGTCCACCATCACCCGCGACGACATCGAGCGGCTGCTGCCCGAGAGCGTCAAGCCGGCCACGCGCAACCGCTACCGCGCCTTCATACGCTCGGTGCTGCGCGCGGCAGAGCGCGAGTGGGAGTGGATCGACCGCGCGCCAATCCTGCGCCAGGAGGCGGAGCCCAAGCGCCGCGTCGCATTCCTGACACGCGACCAAGCCGAGAGCCTGATCCAGAACTTACCGCATAAGTACCAGATGCCTGTGCGGTTTGCGCTGATGACGGGCCTGCGCCGGTCGAACGTGTTCAACCTGAGCTGGGAGAACGTCAACCTCGAGCAAGGCGTGGCGATCGTGCACGCTGACGAAGCCAAGGCCGGCGAGCGCATCATCGTGCCACTGAACAGCTCGGCGCGCGCCCTGCTCGAGTCGATCCCGCCCGGGCCCGACGGGCAGCGCACGGGCCGCGTGTGGCCTGGCGTGACGCGTGTCTGGTGCAACACCTGGAAGGCCGCGACTAAGCGCGCCGGCGTGCCCTGGCTGCGCTTCCACGACCTTCGCCACACCTGGGCGAGCTGGCACGCGATGGCGGGTACGCCGCTGTCCGTGCTGCAGGAGCTCGGCGGCTGGCACTCGGCCAGCATGGTCAACCGCTACGCGCACCTGTCGCCAGAGCACCTGGCCGCGGCGGCTGAACGGGTGTCGCTGTGAAGGGAGATGGGGTGGCCGATGGGACTCGAACCCACGACGGCTGGAATCACAATCCAGGGCTCTACCAACTGAGCTACGGCCACCACTGAAAGCAGGATTGGCACAAAAATGGCACAAACCCGCCCGCGAAACACTCACAATCCTTTATAAATCAATGGTCTAGCAGAGCGAAGTACCAGAATCACAATCACAACACATTGCGATTCTCTCTCTAGGGCACACTTTGGCTGGTGAGGTTTTCGCAGTCTGTGTCGGTGTGCCGCGGCACATCTGCGGCACACGAAAAAAGAGCCCGGACGGGCCGGGCTCAAGGGTGCCAAGGAGGGTGGCAACAATCACTTCCCGGCGCGCGCCAGGATGTCCGTCTTGGCTGCGCTGCCCGCGCTTGAGCCGAAGTAGTACGCGACGACGCTAGCCCAGGCACCGCCAAGCGCGCCCAGCATGACCAGCAGCGCATCGCCGCCAGTCTCGGGCTTGCCGGCCGTCAGCAACCAGCCCAGCACGCCAAAGAAGCCGCCGGTAATGCCCAGCGCCAGCAGGCGCGGTGTGAGCACGTCGCCGGTCTTGGCCTCGCGATCTCGCGCGCTGGCGCGGTCGGCCGCGTGCATCTTCTCAACGTCGATGTCGAGTTCGCGCATGCGAGTCTTGAAGCCGATGTCGGCCGCGCGGATCTTCTCCAGCACGTCGGCGCCGCCAGTAGCCACAGCCTGCGCCAAATCGGCCTCGGGCGCATCTTCACGGCCCAGCACCTCCTTGGCTAGCACCGCCACCGCCGCGCCCGCCAGCGGGCCGCCAAGGGCCGTGGCGAGGCCGGGCGCGACCGCGCCCACCACCTTCTTCCAGTCAACGTCCATCTGACCCCCTACGGCAGCTCGAAGTGCGGCCCGTCGATGAACGGCCGCCGGCCTTGCTTCCTGCGCTCGTCGATATAGCTGTTCATCGCGCTGGCCATCGTGCCGTGCCACCGCCGGATGTCCTGCACGCTCCATGCGCCGCCCCACTTCAAAGGCGTCTGCAGCTCGATCGCGGCCGCCTGCATGGCGTCAGCGATGTCGTCGTACAAGTTCAGCTCCCACGACGCCCGGTCACCGATGTACGCCATCAGATCCACGGCGTGCCCGGTCAGGTGGCGGCTGTTCATCGTCTGGCTCGCGCCAGAGTTCACGAGTTCCTGCTGGCGCATCTGCGTGCGCACGCCCTCGATGACGCCGAAGTCCACCTTGGTGAGCTGGATGGCGCGCTTGACCAAAGCGACTAGCGCCGGCTGCACACCGGCAAGGTTGTCCAGGCTGCGCTGGCTCAGAGCAAAGGGCATTACTTGCCTCCCCAGTGAGTGGCCACCCAAGACACCATGCCGCCAAACATTGAGGCGATGCTCATGCCAGCCCAAAACCCACCCTTGCCTTTGTTGGCCAGCTCGAGCAGCTGCTTGACGTCTTTTTGCAGATCGTCGACCTGCGTCTCTAGGGTCTTCACTTGGCCAATCAACAGACCAAACTTGACTGGATCAATCTCGCTCACAGCACAGTCTCCAAACACTGCAAATTTAAGGCCAACGCGCTACGGCTAAGGCGGAAGTGCGTCAATAACGGTTGAGTTAAGACTCAATGTCCCAGAAAACAACAAAGCCTGAGTTGTTGCGCTACGAAACTCAATGACTCCGTAAGCGTCATTTGCAGCCGAAAATCCAGAAACTAGCGTGACATCAACATACCAGGCGCGATTAGTGCTTAAAGAGAGCCAAGTGTTTACTGCACTGCCAGAAAACGAGCCGCTTGTTGGCGACAACCGTATTTCAAAGTTGCTGGAGCTGCCGGATTCAAGCCATGTTCCGCTGTTTGTAAAACTTAATGTTGCGTTTGTTTCCCATGTTCCAGTGTTAAAAATATCAAACTGAGCAGACGCGCTGGCGCCTATGCCATAGTTGTTGCCGCTTGCGCTGACAACGCTTGGCAGCTGCGCCGCCGAACTAGGCGGCCCACTTGCCCTTGCAGCAAAGCTCATGCGAAGCTCTTCAGCAGCGACGCGTACCAAAAGCCCGTTGCGCTGCGGTAGGTTGCTGTAAGCATGTCGACGGAATTGCCGGCAGTGCTCAGCACGGTTGAGAACCCCGCCGGCCATTTGAAGCTGCTTGGCCAGGTCATGGTGCGAGAGCCCGTGCCGTCCTGGGTCAGAAACCAGTTGATGGTCTGCCCATCTTGAGGATTGCTGATAGTTGGCGCCGTTGTGACGTTGGCCGTCAAAGTGGTCGTAAAGACGTTGCTCAGCCGGCAGTCGACCGTCATTGCTGTGGCTGAAAAGGCGACAGCTACAGGCGTCGTCTGGGCGGCGCCGGAAATCTTCATGCCGTTCGAGTTGAGCCGGGCTATCTCCGGTACCCCCGAACCGGCGCGCAAGATCAGTGTGGCGCCAGCCACGTCGCGTGTGGCAATGTGCAAATCGGACGTGCCGGCCAGGATCTGCGCGGGCACCAAACCTGTCGGGAACGACAGCGTGCCGCTGTCGTAGTGTCCAACATTGATCCGCTGGTTCGCGTCGGCCGAGGTGGCGAAGAACACGCGTGACCCCGAGTAGGTCACGTCGTTGCCAAGGAATTGAGCGCCGCTAGACCCCCCGCCCTTCACTTGCCCCGTCGCCGTCAGCGTGCCGGTAACCGTGGAGCCAGACGCCGTCCAGCGCTGCAGCTCGTTGGTGGCTACGACAAACCGCGTGTCGTTGCTGCCCGCTCGATAGAAGCCCGTGCCCGTCTCTGCGCCCCAGGCCAACCCGGGCACCGACGATGTACCGTCGGCCAGCCTCAAAGCGCCTGTCATGCCGCCAGCGCCCGCCCGCGACAGAGAGTTGGTCATCTCGGTGGCCAGGTCGCTCAGCGTCGTATTGGCCCAAGATGCTTCGATGACGTTGCCGCTCACCACCGGGTTGCCCGACGGCAGCGAGTACGTTCCAGATGCGTTGCGGGGCATGTCGTCGTCTCCGTTACTGCGCCGCCACCGCGGGCACGCCGCGCAGCAGCGCCAGCAGTTGCTGCTGGGCAGGTGTCAGGGGTTGGCCGGCATCAAGCTGGCGCTGCAAGATCTGCAGCATTCGCTGGGGGTTCTGCAGCGCCTCAGCCAGGGCCTGCTCTTCAAGGCCTTTGCTGTAGTCCATCAACCGCGTAGTCAGCGTGCTGGCCACAGGCTGTGCTGGGCCCAGCATGCCGGCCGCGCGCTCAGCCACGCCCGCCGCAATCGTGTCGCTGGCGGTGTTGCTGCCACCGCCTG